CGTCCGCGCCGGTCGCGTTGACCTGCTCGATCGTTCCGGTGTTCACGACGATCGGCTGCTTCAGGTTCGGGACGGCGCCGGGCCCGTGCAGGATGCTGTCACCGGTCAGTCCCTGGAAGCTGAGCAGGTCACCGGCCGGGGTGTCGGTGGTGCCGAGGTCGGTGGCCGCGCACAGGTCCTTGCTGGTGCCTGTGGTGGGGTTGGCCTGGAGCTTGGACGTACCGGCCACGGTGATGGCGGTGGTGACTTCGCCCGTGATGGACGTGATCAGCACCTTGCCGCCGGTGATGGTGAACAGCGTCTTCGTCTCTACCGCGAGCGGCGTGTACGCCTTCGACACTGCGGTGCCGAACATCAGCGTCCGCAGTTCGTCGCCCTGAATGAGAGTGGACATGTCTCACGCTCCCAGTGCGGGCAGGTTGGCCGGGGCGCGCTGCACGACCAGGTCGCGGGCGATGGCCTCGACCCGGCCCGAGCCGGTCGAGGTGAGCTTGACGTAGTCGTAGTCGTCGGACAGCTGCGCCCCGTCGACCTCCACCCACATCGCGTTCTGCGTGGCCGTAGCCGCGGTGACCACCGTCGCTGCGGCAGCCTGCGTGCGCTTCGTCCACGCGTCGGTGCCGTCACCGGTGCACGTGTAGTAGCGGGTGACCGCGGCGAGGTTCTGCGCCCCGGTCCCGGCCGCGTCCTTCGCCTCGACCAGGGTGTAGGTGTCGCCCGCCGCGCCGGCGAGGTAGCAGGAGAAGGCGACGCCGCCGCAGTCCCGCAGGCTGATGTACACGCCGTCCGCCACCGAAATGACGTTCACCGTGCGTCCGAGTGCTTCCATGAGATGCCTTCCTTACGGGGGGTTAATGCCGTTACGGGTGGGCCGGGCCAGGGGTGTCAGTGCCTGGTTCGGCTGGCACCATTTCAGGATTGGGTAGCGTTTTTTCGACGCTCCGGTCCCGAAGAATTTGGTTGGCCTTTTCGAGATTATCCGCGACCCGTCGCATCCGCTCCGGATCATCTCCGAACTGGCCGATTCCTTGGTTGCATTTCTGGCAGGCGAGCCCTCGCACGCACTTACCGCAGGCGCGCTTTCCAGGACAGCAAGAGTGGTCATGGTCGAGGTGGGGGTTCGATGACATCTCCTCATTGCACAGGTAGCACTTTCCTTCCTGTTCTTCGAGGAGTCTGTCCCACTGTTCCACCGTGATCCCGTGGCGATATTTGAGGCCGTATCCGCGCTGCCGCTCTCGACGCTGAGCCGCGTCCTGCTGGAACCGCTTCGGGTCGAGTTTGCGCTGCTCACGCATGTACTCGCGCTGACGGGCCCGCCTGCGCTCCACCGCCTCGGCGCGCTCCTCCTCGGTGTGCTTGTTGTGGGCAGGCGCATGCCTTCCGCACTTACATCCGGGAGCGCAATCCTCTCGCCCGTGCCGACCACAAGTGCAGCCGTCCGGGCATTTCCTTTTCTTCCATTCAGTGGAATGCCGACTGCACGTGCAGCCGGGCGCGCAAGGGCGCGCCTGGTGCTTTCTGCACGTACAGCCTTCATCACACTTCTTCCGCCATTCTTGGGTCATTCACCAATGATATTGGCTACGTCACGAACGGGTGGCCACCTTCACGAAAGGCGAAAGCGTATTGCTGCCCTTTCGCGGCGTGATCGCGGACTTGATCCACGGGGTGCCGTCGACGCGCTCGATGACGCGCATGGCGGTCTTGTCGTTGCCGAACTTGAACTCGGTGCTGGTGCTCATCTGCATGGCCTGGCGGTCACCGATGAGGTAGTAGCCGAGGTCCACGAAGTTGATGTCGCCCGCGGTGCCGACGGTGGACACCTTCTCGGTGAAGACGACCGGGCGGCCGAGAATCCGCATGGGCGGGGCCTCTTCGCCGCCGCCGTCACCGATCCAGATCGCCGACCCGCCGGTGCCCACGGACAGGGCCATGGTGGCGAGCTGCGGGAGGGTGTCGATGTGGGCGACCCACACGGCGTTGCCGAGGGAGGAGGGCAGCATGCGGGAGTACGCCTTGACGATGTTTTCCCACACGATGGTCGCGGCGGCCTGGCCGGACTCCTTCGTCACGGACACGGCGGCCGGGGCGTTGAGGAAGCCGAGAGGCTGGCCGACGCCGGTGCCGTCGATGAAAGCGTTGTCCTCGAACCAGAGGAGCGCCTCCGGGTAGGACTGGCTCATGAACTGCTCCAGCGAGATGAGGCTGTCCTGGAACAGCTCGTTGGGGATCTCGCTGTACAGGGTGAGCTTCTTCGCCAGCAGCTCGATGCGGCCGAACGTCGGGGCGCTGTCGGTGAGGGTGCCGCCCTCCTCGGTCCAGTAGCCGGTGATGCCACCGTGGACGCTGGTCGCGTTGCTGGTGGAGTCGATGGTCGGGTACGGGACCATGAGGGTTTCCATGGGCACGACGCGGGCGCGGGAGCGGACGAGGCCCTTCTCCATGGGGACGGTCAGCAGCTCCGAGCGCAGCGACTCGGGGATGAGGAACCCGCCGTCGGAGGGGACCGAGGACCCGAACGCGTTCTGGATTTGCTTGATCTCCGCGCGCGCCGCGAACGCTTCCTGCGTGTTCGCCCCGGCCCACGTCGCGACGAGGTAGTCGGCCCAGCTCGTGAACTTCTTGTCGAGGCCGGCGCCCGGGGCCTTGCGGTTGTAGTACTTCGACCGGGCCGACGGGCCGCCGTTGTCCCAGGTCGGGGCGAGGTTGAGGCGGTTGATGTTGTCGATCTGGTCGCCGCGCAGGGTGTTGGCGAACTCCTGCTGTACCTGCTCGCGGATCTGCGTCGCGATGCTGTCGTCGCTGGTCGCCTGGCCCTTGGCGTAGTCGACGATGAAGTCCTTCAGCGTCTCGGCGTTCTTAACGATGGCGCTGGCCGTCGCGGTGTCGCCGAGCATTTCTGCCAGCTCGTCGGCGTTGCGCGGGATCGTGGGTGTTGCCACTGCTGCCTCCTTCAGGCTGCTTCCGTCGCCGCGCTGGACGCCGACGTGCTGTGGGTGAGGCGGGCCACGACTGCGGCCCACGGGTCGGGTTGGGGCTGGATGAGGCCGGCGACTGCGGCCGCCCACTCGTCCACTGGTTCAGGTGCAGGCTCGATGGGTTCGGCGACGGCCACGGGCTCGGGGACGGCCGGGGCTTCCGGCTCGACCTCAGGCGGCGCCACGGCGGCTGCAAGCTGCGCCGCCACTTCCTCGCCGACCAGGGACCGGATGTCCTCCGACAGAACGGCCTGCTCGGTCTCCTGCGGGTCCAGCCCTGCCGCGATGAGCGACGTGACGGGACCCGGCTTCGGCGTCTCGGCCTTGGCCGGGCCCGTGTAGCCGTAGGCGGTGAGGTCGAACTGCCGCATCGCAGGCTCGGCTTCGTCGGGTGCTGCCTTCTGCTTCCGCGCGGGCAGCAACTCGTCAGCCAGCCCAGCCTCGACCGCTTCCTCGGCCGTATACCAGGTCTCCTTCACCATGACCTGGCGCCAGTCCTCGGCCGTCCCGCCGGCCTTCTCCGCGTAGGCCCCGGCGATGTTGTCCGAGATCTTGTCGAGGAGCGAGGCCATCTCGATCATGTCCTGCGCGTTCCCCAGGCAGACCCCGGCCGCGTCGTGCAGCATCAACATCGCCTGGGGCTGAACGACCACGCGGTCCGCTGCCATGGCGATCACCGAGGCGATGGATGCGGCGATTCCGTCCACTTGCACGGTGACTTCTGAGGGGTGGGACCTGAGGGCATTTGCCACGGCCAGACCCTCGAAGACCGAGCCGCCGGGGCTGTTGACCCTGAGACGGATCTTGGGTGCGGTGATGGCCTTCAGCTCTGCAACGAAGTCGTCCGCGTATGTGCCCCACCCTCCGACCTCGTCGTAGAGCAGGATTTCCGCCTCGTCAGTGGAGACGTTCTTGATCCTGAACCACGGCTGGTCGGTCCGGGCCTGCGCGCGCAGACCGGGGACGCGGTCGGGCAGGTCGATGAACGGCATCAGTCGCCGCCTCCCGTCGTGTTCCACTGCGCGGTGACGGTGCCCCGGCAGCGAACGCCGCCCTGGCACGCGTGATAGGGGCCGGCCCCGTAGGCGGCGGTCACCTCGGCGAGCGTCGCGAAGCTGGTGCCGTCGATCGCCTTGCACGGGCCGCAGGTGTTGGCGTCGTTCTTCTCCGAAGCCACCCAGTGCGCCTCCGGGGCAACTTCGAGGGTGGCGATCCGGCCCACGTTCTGTGCGCGGTGGATGGCGCCGCCGAGCTGGTCGCGCTTGAACACGCCCTTCAGCGCGCGGAGCTTGTCCTTCACCGCGGTCGCCACGGTCTTGCCGGACACCCCGGGTACGAAGCGGCGTACTGCTTCCTGCGCCGCTGATGCGGCGAGTCCGGACGCGATAAGGGAGGCGACCGCGGTGGCGATTGCGTTCAGCTCGTCACCGAAGTTGACGATCATGCCCGGGCGCAGGCGCGCGGTCAGCGCCTCGTCCACCTTCGGCGCGGTCACCTTTACGCCCTGCTGCTTGGCTTCGTCCGCCATCCGGTCCGCGGCCTGCTGCGCCGCACTGCCGAGTGCGGCGCGGATGGTGTCGGCCGCGTCCGTCGAGTCGAGGCTCAGGCTTGCGAGTGCCTCGGTGTCGTTGTCGTCGATGGCCTGCTCGATCTGGTCGCCGAGCTCGTCGATCCAGTCGTCGTCGGTCGAGGCGAGGTCGGTGAGCAGCGTGTCGAGCGCGGCTTCGTGGTCCTGCCGCATCTGCTCCAGCGGGTCGCTGTCCGCGTTGCGGATGGCCGGGACCGCGAACAAGCTGGCCACGCTGTCACTCCACGACGCCTGCGGCGACGCCGACCCCGCTGGGCCAGGGACGTCAGACGGACCCGCAAAGGGAATCTCCGGCAGACCCACCGCGGAAAGGATTCCGGCCGGATCCCACCCTGCCGTGCGCAGCTTGGCCGCAGCGTCCGCGCGGGCAGTGAGCTGCAGGGCCTCGCTCTCGACGTCGTCGGGGATCGGGTTGACGAAGTCGAACTCCAGCCCCTGGCCGGTGGTGCCGAAGAGGGGAAGGAGCCGGTGGTTGAGGGCGTCACGGACGGCTTCGAGGTCGGGGACGACGAGCCAGCGGGCGAACATGACCGCGCCGGCGTCGGCGTTGGAGCGGTTGACGTCGTCGACAGCGCCGGTCATCGGCTTGGGGAAGCCGAACGCTTCGCGGATGATCTCCCTCGACATGTTGCGCAGTTCGGCGAACTGCATGTCCCGCTGGGTGAACTTGCGGTCGACCCACTTCCCGTGTTCCAGGATCGCGACACGGTGGGCGTTGGCGATGCCCTTGTGCTGCTCGTTCCATCGGTCGCGCAGCTCGTCGAACTCGTCATCACCGAGACGGTCGGGGACTTCGATGATCCCGCCGGGCTCCGCCGAGTTGAGGAAGAAGTTGCGGTTCCACTCGGCCGAGTAGCGGGTCGCGTCGAGGTCGGTGAGCAAAGCCTGGACCGGGCCGATGCCTCGGTACGGGTCGGTCGGGTGGGGGGTGCGGATGAAGATGACGTCGTTGATGCCGAGCGCGACCTGCTGCCCGTCCGGGCCGGTGTACATGTAGCCGAGGAGGAACTCCTCAGGGTCCGGGACCGGCTGGATACGGTCCGGGCGGACCGGCCACATCTCCAGCGGGATGTCCACGCCTTCGACGCGGCCGATCACCCACCACGTCTCGCCCGTCAACTGCTTGTGCTGCGCCCCGGCTTCGACGAACTCGGACTGCGTGTAGAAGCGGTTCGGCCGGTTCCACAGGTCGAGGGCCGCGTGCGCGGCGACCGGGGTTCGGTCTTCCTTCTTCCCGGACTTCGCCTTGCGGAAAAGCTGCCACTCGACGCTGGCCTCGGCCTTGGCGGTGCGGTTGACGATGGCGAAGAGGGTGGAGACGGATCCCATTGCGTCGAGCTGCGAGGTGACGCTGCGGCTGGAGCCGAAGATCCCGCGGCCGTAGGACTGGCTGCGGGAGGCGAAGGGGACGGGGGTGTCGGTGGTGCGGGCGCGAAGGTTGCTGGCTGCGTTGGCGAGGGAGCCGAAGAGCGTCTTGCCCACCGGTTACCCCCGTTCGCGTTAGTCGCTGTCGAGCACCCACTGGAGTACGCAGGTGAGGACTCCTCCGGCGATG